CATCATCGATGACGGGAAGGAGCTCTGGTGCGATCGCGAGTATGTTTGGGACTCGCACGAGACGCACCGGCAAAAGACCGACCGACAGTACCGCGAGGACCTCCAAGCTTTCTTGGAACAGACGAGTGGGGCACAGGTTATTATCCCCCCGGAGTGCGCCAGCTTCGAAGCCGAGCTTATGCAGGCGGGGATCTGGTACTGCGTCGCTGACAATGAAGTGCTGGACGGGATCAAGAACGTCAGCACGCTGATGGCGCTGAAGCGTATCCACTTTCACCGCAAGAACTGCCCGCGCACCATTGCCGGGTTACAGACGTATTGCTGGGACCCTAAAGCCGCTCTCCGAGGCGTCGAGCAGCCGCTTAAAGTGAAAGACGACGAGTGCGATGCTTTGCGTTACGGCGTACAGACGAAGATTCCGGCTTGGAGACTGGCGGCCTAATGTACTCGCGGCTCGACCCTCGGCAAAAGCAATTGGTCGACTTCTTAATGGCTTCCGTCCACAAGGACCGCGGGTTGATTGCCCAATGTGCCGAGCATCTTGGGCTCGCCAAGGTTACCGTCCGCCAGCAACTCCAGTCGATCTATAGGAAGTACGACATCGACCGCTCTATCTATACGCCGCACGTGCGGTTAATTTACCTGCGCGCTTTGGAGTTGGGACTGTTGTGATGTTTAACCTGATCACCAACATGAACGGTTTCGGCCTAGAGCAGGACGCGCGGCTGCTTACCGCAGAACTTGAACGCCGCGGCCACTCGGCGGCCGTACTGCAGTTCGACCGGCCACAGCGCGCGAAAGCGGACGCCAACGTCTTCTTGGAAGTGGTCACGCCGCCAATGCTGACGCTGGCGCCGAAAAACTACTTGGTGCCGAATCCTGAGTGGTTCTTCGACTGGGACCTTAGCCGCTTCGACCGCGTATTCGCGAAGACTCGTGACGCGGAGCGGATATTCAATACGCGAGTAAACGGGCGGTGTAGCTACCTGGGATGGCGGTCGCGCGATCTATATCGTCCGGAGATTAAGCGGGAGCGCCGATTTTTACATGTTGCTGGCAAAAGCCAGTTCAAGGGCACACAGGCCGTAATCGACGGCTGCGCCCTAGCGGGTGTACCGCTGTCGCTGGTAACCGACGGGCTCGGCCGGTTGCCCGACGATCAACTGGCGGAGATGTTCAACTCACACATGTTCTTTCTTTGCCCCAGTCAGTACGAAGGTTACGGTATGGTGCTTCACGAGGCGCTGAGTTGCGGCGCGATAGTGATTACGACGGACGCAGCGCCAATGAACGAGATCGCGCCTGCGCTGCTGATTAAGCCCGCGAGCGCGAAACGCCATCAACTGGCCGAATTACACAGTGTCACAGCTGAAGGCGTGGCTGAGGCGGTAACCGTAGCGCTCAGCATGTCGGACGAAGAACTGACGGGCTGGCGCCTAACCGCTCGGCTGGCTTACGAGACCGAGGTAAGGAACTTCGGGTTGGCACTCGACAAGGCAATGGCGTGACCCCGGGCGAAGCGGTAGTAAAGGCAATCGATATTCTAGACGGTCAATCTTCCGGGGCGCTCACGATCGTGGAAACCGGCAGTATTCGCGGCGAAAGCGATAACTACCGGATTAACGACGGTCATAGCACGCTGCGCATCGCAGAGTGGGTTAAGAAGCACGAAGGTGCGGCGTTTCATTCCGTAGACTTCGTCGTCGACGTAGCGGTCAAGATGCTGCTCAAGGCAGGACTGCTTGCTGAATTTCACCGCGCGAAGGGCGTCGACTGGCTTCGGCAATACGATGGACAGATCGACTTCGCTTATCTGGACTCCTCGAACGATCCGCTGAACAACCTCGAAGAGTTCATCGAAGCTCACAAGCACGGTGCGCGCGTAGTGATGATCGATGACGTCTACTGCTGGGAATCGGTAAATAAGGGCGCCTTGACCATTCCCGTAGCGCAACAACTGGGGTACAAGCTGAAGGCCGTTGGTGGACGGTTAGCCCTATTAGCGCGGCCCGAAGTCGACGACCGCGCGCTGGCCGCGATGGATTACGTCGAGATGGACGCGCTGGTATGAACCTGGAGCGCCACATCAAAAAGCTTCCTAACGCCGAATACGGGCTCCCCGGTTATCGCGACGAACTCACCCCGGAAGGCGCTTACCTCGCCACCTGCGAAGCGCTGAAGATGCGGGAGCCGTTTTCGATCGTGCGCATGTCGGATGGCGAAACGCAGATTCTCGACTATTGCGAAACTCACGAGCCGGGCGAGTTGATGGCGAAGTTCCCGGACCACTGGAATCGGCGTTACGGTGTAGTCGGTATTACGTGCGGGGAGATCCAGCGGCGGTTGCTGAAGGCTGCGGCCGAGTGTACCTACCTGGCTCAGGACGCCTGGATACCCTATTGCATCAACAACGTGCGCCGGTTTATTAACCGTCAACCGTTCATCTGGCCTAACTTCCCTCGCGTGTGGACGCCCGAGCAAAAACTGGCGATGTACGCGCTGGTCGACCGTCTATTGATCGTCAACCGCGAGGAGGAAGTAGCGAAGGTCGTTGCGCAGGGCAAGGCTTACGACTTCGTGCCGTTGAACGGTTGGGTAGACTCGGACAAGGCTGTCGAGGCGGCGGCTAAGAGTTCCGCTCCGCTCGTGCTCATCAGCGCCGGTCCAGCAAGCAAGTACATTTGCCCCGAGATCGCGAAGCAGGGCAAGATCGTTCTCGACATAGGTTCCGCGGCCGAGTGCTGGTGGAACCCGAAGGCGTGGTCGTGAAAGACATCGTAATCGTCCCCACGTTTAGCCGTCCCGAGATGCTCTGGTTTTGCCTGGAGCGGCTGTTCGCCTGCCCCGAGACGCTGGGACTAGATATAAGAGTCTACGTCGATGCACACGCCAACGTAGTGCTTCCGGACTCTACGAAAGACCTGCAGCGCGTACAGACGATGTTTCCGAACGCGCAATTCAACTGGCGCCAGCCGCACAAGCACGACGGCAACACGTTCAACGTGATGACGGCGTACAAGGAAGCCTACGAAACGGGCGCGAAGCATATCTTCCTCGTAGAAGACGACGTGATCGTAGACGAAGAGTTTTTCGCCTGGCACGCGGCTGCTCAGCTGAAATTTCCGTTCTGTTCCGTCGCGAGCCGCTGCCTTAAGGGCGGCGCCGTTCAGGACGACTACGTAGTATCGAGCTCCTACGCCAGCATCGGCGTGTGCTGGCACCGCGACAGCTTGGCCACGGTCGTCGAGCACGCGACGCCGTTCTACTTCCGCAATATGAGCGGCTACCTAAATACAGTCTTCCGCGACGGTCGCGCTGATCAGTACACGGAACAGGACGGATTGATCGAGCGCATCATTCAGCATAACCGGGCTCAGGTAATCTTCCCTCAGCAGCCGCACTGCTCTCATATCGGGTGGTATGGGTATCACCGCTGGAACTGTCCTCGGCCAACGGGGACGCTGGAGCAGCGCTATCGCGCGGTGCGTGATGCGGCAACGAATCCCGACATTCTCAAGAATCTAGCGAAGCACGTCAACGACGTGGAGCCGGTATGTCTCTAGCCCTCCGCACTCCGAATTACGAACGCCGACGCTGGCGCGGTATGTCGCAAAATAACGTCGATCCTGTGGACGAAGCTATTCTAGGCACTTCGCTCGACGCCGGGCGCCCGTATCACCAATCGCAAGCGCTCGACATGTTCCGCAACATGGCCGCGCGGTTGGGCTACGGAACCCCCTCGCTGCTGGAGTCGACCGAGTACATCCTCACCCGGATCACGTTCGACTACTGGCTGATGATCACGCTGTACGAGAATCACTGGCTCTCGCGACGTATCGTAGACGCTCCGGTACAGGACATGTTACGCGCATGGCCGCGGATACTGTCGGACCTAGAGCCCGACGATATTAAGGCGTTCGACCGCACGCTGGCCCGCACGGCCGTACAGTCGGTACTGGGGTTAGTGATGAAGTGGGCGCGGCTGTTCGGCGGCGCCGGAGCCTTGATGGTGATCGACGGGCACGAGAATTCGCTCGATCAGCCGCTCGATCTCGATACCGTAAACCCGGGCTCGTTCAAGGGTCTGATTCCCTTCGATCGCTGGTCGGGGATTACGCCTACCTCCGAGATCAGTTCCGATTTCGACTATCCCGGCAACTTCAATCTTCCCGAGTTTTATACCGTCCGCGCGGCGGGCGTAACCGACCAGCAAAAGGTTCACCATTCCCGCATCCTGCGTTTTATAGGACTGCCCGTTCCACAGCCGGAGTTCCAGGCGTACTCGCGCTGGGGGATCAGCGTCATTGCTCCGGTATTCGAAGAACTGCGCAAGCACGACAATCTTTCTTCAGCCATCGTGAACTTGATGTACCGCGCATCGATCATTGCGCAGAAAAACAAGCAGCTTGCGGCGCTGATGTCGGGACTGAGCACGTCGTCCGACGCGGCACAGAAGTACTTGTCGATCATGCAGGCGCAAAACGAGTTGCTGAGTAATCAGTCAATGATGATCCTTCCGGAAGACGGCGGGCTGGAGACGCATCAGTATAGCTTCGGGGGTGTGGCGGACGTATTCCAGCAGTATCAGCTGGAGGTCGCCGGGGCAGCCGATATGCCAGTAGCCGTCGTCTTCGGCCGCACGCTGACAGGGCTGGCGCAGTCGAACGACGCGGACCTGCGTATCTACGAACAAAAGATTGCGCAAAAGCGTCAGGACGAACTGAACCCCGTTCTGGTAGAGCAGCTTTATCCCGTGATCATGATGTCGGAGTTCGGCGAGGTGCCGAAGGACTTCACGCTTAAGTATCCGCCGCTGCGGGTGCTGAGCGAGGAAGAAAAAGCCGATCTGGGAAATAAGATCGCTACCTCAATTACGACTATCTACAACTCGATCCCCAGCTACACGGACAAGATGGCGCTCCAGGACTTAAAAGAAAACAGCGAACTGATTGGAATTGGAACAAATATCAGCGAAGAGGACATCGAACGCGCTCCGGACGAGGTGCGAGACCTAGTTGGCGAGATGGGTCCGATGGACGAGGAAGAGCAAGAGGAAGCGTCCGCAAATAAAGCCCCGGCGGCGAGTAAGGGGAAGGCCGCGGATCAAGCTGCAGACGCGCCCTTCGCTCTCCCGGTTCATGCGCTTCCCGTAATGATCGAAGCGGTAAAAGGCAGTACGCGATTCGGATCGATACTTCCAGCGCACTACGGCTATATCGAAGGGACACCGAGCGCAGACGGTGAAGACATCGATGTATTCGTTAACCCGGACGGAGTGGGCGAGAAAGTCTTCATCATCGACGGTTACGTAGACGGGAAGTTCGACGAGCACAAAGTGATGCTCAATTACGAAACCGCTGCAGCGGCGCTGAAAGATTTTGCAGATTACTATGCGAAACTCGACGCGCGAAGCGGGAAAGTGCACCGCAGTTCAGTAAAGGATTTGCGAGATTGGCTGCGCCGCGGTCCGCTCGATAAGCCTTACGCGCAGCGCTGGCTCCATCATCAAGGGTTAATGAATTGATCCCCATCATGCAGGATCGTGTCGGCGAAGGTACGGGGAATTGCTTTGAAGCCTGTATCGCCAGCTTGTTGGAATGTCCCTTGCACGCGGTCCCCGACTTTCCGCGCGATAACGGCGACTTTATCGAAGCCGTACAGCGCTGGCTAAGCAGCACCGAGAATATGTTCTATTGCCGCGTGCCTGTAGACGAAGACTCGGATGCGGCGGCGGCCTTCGTGACTGGGGACGTGTGGCATGTAATCGAAGGCGTAAGCGAGCGCGGCGGCCAGCACGCTTGCGTAGGGTTGAACGGACGGTTAGTCCACGATCCCCACCCCGGCGGTCATGGGCTGGTAAAAGTGGAGAGTTTCGGGTTTCTGGCTTCGCGGATGAAGGAGGGTAGCCATGCCGGTTAGCGCGTATTTCGGCGGTCACGGTACGGAAGTAAAAAAGAACATGGAAAAGGAATATGGCCCCGAGAAGGGCGAGCGCGTGTTCTATGCGACGGCTAACAAGCGCGGAGAGAAACCCGGATCAGACGGCGTCGTAAGCGCTGCTAAGACGGGGGCCAGCGTAGGTGCGCAAGTGGCGGAAGGTCGCTTAGCGGACCACGACGCGATGGAACTGAAGCGCTGCATCGATCGGGCTTACGACGCTTACAAGGCGGGCGAGGTAGACGGCGAGTACATTTCCGCCGCGCAAGGCATCGCCGAAGAGCACTACGCTGCGCACAAGCCCGATCAGTGGCTGGCGACGGATTCCGACGTTCTCGCCTTGAGAGACTTGCTGCGATGATCGGTTATTACACTTCGAAGATTACGGACAACATTGGGCGCACCCCGGAGGACTTCCTCGTATGCCGGGATGCCGTTATCGGTCGCACCGGCTTCCAAACGTACAAGGGCGAGGAACTGCTACGCGAGCACGGCAAAGACAAGCTGAAAGACTTGGGCCTCGACGACGTCAGCCCTGCTGCTGATATTCGGGTATTCCGCGATCCGTCAGAAGTATTCCACCCCGATACGCTACGAAGCTTCGAGGGCAAGCCCTTTACGGATAACCACCCGCCCGGGTTTGTCACGCCCGATAACATCACGCTTTACCAGAAAGGCCATATTCAAAACGTCCGGAAGGGAAAAGAGCCACTAGACTCGGGCGACTGGCCCATGTTGGCAGACATCGTCGTAACCGACGCCCCGCTGGCGGCCGAGATTGAAAACGGCGAACGTCCGGACCTGTCTTCCGGTTACGGCTACGGACTGAAGGCTCACAATGGAACTTTATGGCAGGTCGATATTGTCGGCAACCACGTCGCTCGCGTGCCGAAAGGTCGCGCCGGTTCCGACGCACGAATTTACGATGCGGCTCCCGTCGATGCGGAAGCTAAACCCCAACTCCAACCCACCAAGAGGTACAAAATGAAGAACCCGTTCAAGCACTTGCTGGGCCTCGGCGTAAAGGCAATGGCCGCAGACGCCAATACTGATCCCGAGGATTTGGCGGAAGCCGTGAAGGAGGCTAGCAAATTTGAACCTTCTTCTGGCGACCGCGAGGGTCGTGCCCGAGCGCATGACGAATTTCCACCTGAGAAAGAGAAGAAAGAGGAAAAGAAAGAAGGCAAGGATGCGGCCGCTGACGATCATGGCGCTCGTATGCACGCGGCGTTAGATCGCGTTCTGGCCCGCAAGGCCGACGATATGCGGTCGAAGGACGCGGACCTGGAGGCGCTGAAGGGCTTGATGAGCGAGTATTTCAACGAAGAAAAAGGCGAGCCCGAACACGCCGACGACGCCATGTGTGACGATGCGCAGGGCGACGTCACCGATCCTGGCACGGAAGGTACGGCGGGATTCGACGAGTCCGGGGAAAAGCGGGAAGAGGAAGAAGGCAAAGCGGACGACCGTCATGCTGACGATCGCAAGGCGGACGACCGTAAGGCGGACGATGCGGCTCATTCGCACGACGCCGTGCCAACTTTCGCTTCCGCCGAGCGCCGCCGCTCTTCGGCCTTCGGGGCGGATGCTGTGGGTGGGGCAGCCTTCGTCTTGAAGGCGATGAAGCCCCATATCGCGAAAGCCTGTCAGTTGGCGAAAGCGGGGCGGGGCAACGATGCGGCTCGTCATCTTACGCGGGCGTTCGATACCGTAGCTACCAGCGTCAACGCTACGGCCCGGCGCACGGGAACGGGCGACGGTTATCGAGCGTTCTCCGAAGCTGCGAACGACCGCAGCGACGAGGCTAAGCGCTCGGCCGCGCGCGGAAGGGCTGCCGACGCCGAGGCGAACGACGCCGACACGCCCGGCTCGCCGTCCGAAGCTCGCACGCGTAAGTTGAACGAGTTGATGAAATCCCGATTCCGGGTATCTCTCCAGGAGGTGAAGTAGCCATGCCATTCGGACAAGTAATCCCCGTAACCGGGCTGAATTATGGTTTTCCCGGCACGCTTTCCCGGCTGGGCGATCCGCTCGTGGTCTCCAAGCCGGTGTTAGGCTCTACGCCCGACAGCATTCAAGCTGGTCAGGCCGTAGTCGTCATTCCTACTTCCGGCGGGGGCGATACGGTAGTCAACGCTTTCGACTACATTCTCGCCGCTGCGCAAGGCGGACAAGGTGGCACGTTTACCGCCGCTAAATTCGCCGGCATCGCGATCCGAGAGGTGAAATCCTTGCTGACGTATCCGGTCAACCCCGACACTCCGCAGGCCATGTCGTATCCGCCAAACACGGATTGTGGCTTCGCGGTGCGCGGCACGGTCTCCGTCTATGTACAAAACGGTACTCCGGCTTCGCAGGGCACCGTCTACATCCGCAAGACTTACAACCCGGCGTTTCCGAACGGCGTGGTCGGAGGGATCGAGGCTGCGGTCTCGGATTCGTCCTCTAATTGCGTCGCCCTTACCAACGCAGTATTCAAGAACGGGGCGATGGACGCCAACAACGTAACCGAAGTCACAATTCTTGAGCGGCAGGCCGCTTAACTGAGAGGAAAACTTATGAAAAAAGGTTTCTATCAAGACTCTCGGATGCGCGGTTACGGTTCCGACGCCGCTGCGTTCGACGCTATCGCCGGTGGAGGTTTGGCATTCATCACCGCCGAACTTTCCATTCCACACACCAAACTGGTCCAGCCGTTAGAGGGCCACACTCATGCCCGCGATATCACGATCGAATTCGGAGGCGGATTTCCGGAATACGTGAATGCCTGGGCGGCGAACTACACCACTTCCGGCGGCAACGTCTACGGCCTGTCGGACACCAACAACTCGGACATTCCGCTCATCCAGGTCGATTTGCAACAGGGCAACTGGATTACCTGGCTGTTTCAGACGGCGATGTTCGTCAACGAAATCGACCTGCGAAAGCTTTACACGGCCAAGCGCAACGGGATGGCGCCGCCGTTCTCGCTGGAAGAGATGATGCGCGACGGAATCCGGCTCACTTGGAATAAGGCGCTGGACTACGTTACGTATCTGGGCTGGCGCAATCAGCCGGGGCTAATCAACTCCACGGACGTTACGTCGGGATTGGCCGCAGCAACCGGCACGGGCGGCAGTACCGCTTGGGCCAACAAGACTGGGCAGCAGATTTTCCAGGATGTCCAGAACATGCTCTATACGGCGGTAGAGAATTCGGGCTATTCCACCACGGAAGGCTGCCCGGATACGCTGCTGGTTCCGTTTACGCAGCATGCCTTGCTGGCACAGCCGATGGTGATTTCGGGCGTTCCGATTTCGCTGTCGATTCAGGAGTACATCGAGCGCTACTGTCTGGCTGCGGCCTTGGGAAAGAAGTTCAAGCTGTTCCCGCTTCCCAATCCGTGGATCTACGCACAGGGCGTTTCCGGTACTTCGCGCGCCGTGGCTTACGTGAACGACTCCAAGGACGTATTGCTCAAGATCCCACAGGAGTTGATCCCGCTGGCTACGGTTCCGACCATGCGCCGAGGCTACGGCTACGAGACGGCTTACGCCGGAGTAATCGGGCAGGTGATGTGGCTGCGTCCGCAGACCGCGTATTACCTGGACGGCATCTAGGCCGAGTAGACGACCGGGCGCAACCCGGATTGGAGGTAGGCACTATGGAAAAGAAGATCACGCTGAGAAATGGCACGGGAGAAAGCATCGACAGTCACGATGCAGCTGTGCTCGCAGAGTGGGCAGGTCAGCAAAAACAAATGGCGGCAGATTCCAACTGGAAACGTCCGTTCGCCCTTATACGCGAGGGCGCTGACCTGCTACTGCGACAGCGGCATCTGGCGGAAGAAACTCGAAAAGGAGAATAGCTATGTTGCAAGTTACCTCGAAGTGCAGTTTGCTTTTCCACCGCAGTAGCGTCCAGGTATCGGGAGCCGAGACGTTCAAGCTGAACCGCACCGCTCCCGGCGAGTACAAGCCGATCCCGGACTGGCTGCCGGAGAACAGTTATTTTAAGGCTGCGATCGCTGATGGGCGCGTAACGCTGGTGGAAGTGAAGTCCACGCCGACCATACCAATGCCGTCGAACGATCCCAAGGAAATAGAAGCGCTGAAGATGGTGCTCCAGCCTCCGACGACCGGAAACGAGGGCGGCGTGATCGTTCCTTCGGATGCTCCGGCCGCAGTAACGCCATTGCCGGTTACGGCGCCCGCCGGAACGCCTCCGCTGGCGAGCGCGCGCGTGCGGAAGAACATGGTCAAGTAGATGGGCGGTCAAGTTCCCAATATCGATTTTCAGATCCTAAGCGCCTGGGGCTTTCTCGACGAAGGGGAAAGCTTTTACGCCACGGCCGCTTCGGGGTTGGTATTCGGAACGAATCCGCCGTATCAGGTTTCGGACTTCCTCGACATGTATCCGAAGTTCGGAACCTACGCGCAGGCTGTGCAAGGCTTCGACATCTACGCGGGCGGAGCGGGCTACGCGGTGAACGATACGGTTACTCCCGTTCAAGCGGATGCCGACAGCTGCGTACTTACGGTTACTTCGGTCGACAGAAACGGCGCGATTCTGACGGCTACGCTGACCGAGCCTGGGGAAGGCTATTCGATAGCCTCCGCTCTGACGACGACGACGAGCGGAGCGGGAACGGGGGCGCTGATCGATATTGACGCGATCGTTCCGCCGAACTTGCTTTTGCCGCTGACGGCGATCCAGATTTACGTTAACCTAGCTAGCGCTTGCCTAGTTCAACAGCGCTGGCTATCGATGTGGCCGTTGGCGATGTCGCTGTTCGTGGCGCACTATTGCACGCTTTACCTGTTGAGCGACGGGAATCCTGCGAACTCTGCCGGGCAGGCGGCTCAGCAGGGATTAGCGCGCGGTATCGCCGTATCGAAGGCGGCGGGCGACGTAAGCGTGAGCTACGAAACGGTGACGGAAAATCTGAAGCAGTTCGGGTCCTGGAACCGCACGGAATACGGACAGCAGTTAGCGACGCTGGCCGCTACCGTTGGGATGGGGCCGCTGTTCCTGTGGTGAAATGATACAAGTCGACGAAATCCTGGACGACTTCGATGTTTGCTCTGCCTTCACCATATTCCGTAAGACCGGGAACTTCGTCGCCGGGGGATGGCAGCAGGCGACGGCCGTGGTTATTCCGGCGCTCGGCGCTATCCGAAATGCGAACGGGCGCGAGATCGAAATGACGCCGGAAGCCGATCGGGTTCACGAGTTGCTGACGTTCCGCTCGACGACTCAGATGTTCGTGACGAACGGGGCGGGAGCGATGACGAGCGACGTGCTTCAGTATCAAGACAGCAACTTCCGCGTGCTGGCAGTAAAGAATTACTCTGATCAGGGTTACTGGTGGGCGATCGCCGCGCGGATGACGGGGAACTGATGAGCACGCTGAACCGTTACGACCTCGGGCGCGAATGCAGAGTACCTCCGGGTGCGCGCGTAGTTGAGTTAAAGATGTGCGAGTGCTGCGGCAACTGGTTCGTGCGCGGAAATCGGGACCGCGTTTGTCGCCCGTGCCACGCACAGTACGTTCCGTTGGTGGTAGTCACCGATCCCGAAGTTGAGCAGCTGATGTCCGTCGAGCACCCGATCCTTCAGTGAAAGAGATTGACACGACCGCAATGTCCTTTCAGGCCGCTGTGATGATAGTTTGCGCCTGCGGATGGCTGATGCAGGAAAACGAGTCCGGACGTTATTGCGGCAACCCGATCTGCGTGTTGAATACCCGGCTTTATAAAGTAGGCGTCACCGTCGAAGAAGTTCCGCTTCCCACCGGAGCGGCAGCATGAACGTAAGCCCACCATAGAAATGAGAAGCCACCGTGAATACACCGCTAGAGC